CTACTCTTTCCGTATTGTCATCGATCTTACTGAGGACAGCCCTCTTGCATTTCTCCAGCTGTACTATGGAGCATGTCTTCCAGTTATCTATCTGGATCTCTTTCATTATCCTGTCCATGTCAATGCAGACAGTTGTTGTTGTTTCACCATCTTTCATGATTTCTTCACCTTCTTTTGTTAGATGATCCGCGTGGGGGGGTGGTATGTGGGGAGTTAGAAAAGCCCACGCGGATCAAGCCGTTGAAGGGAATCGAACCCTCGACCGTCTGGTTACAGGCCAGTTATTCTTCCACTGAACTACAACGGCAATGTGTTTTAGGGGGTAGGAGGATACCCCCGACGGGATTTAGACTGTTTTGATCATTGCAACTTTTCGGGATACGTTTTCTTTCCAGTATTTCTGTACCATGTACTCAGATTCAAAGCAAACCATCACCAAGTCTCGAATGGTGTAGTCTGGATTCAACGAATGGACATCTCGAATCTTCTGCATCCTTTTGTCCGATTCTGAACTTGTCACGTTTCCCACAAACAAATCAGAATCAGTTTGAACATCCTTCAACTGCCTAAACGTCTGCTTACATGTCCTGCATCTGTGAACATTGGGCGTGCATCGCCTGTATGTTCGTGCACTATGACAATATGGGCATACTTTCATATCGACAACCTCATCGTATCTGATTTTCAACGAGGTCACCGAGGACGTATCTCATGGCTCTGCCTCCTCGTCAATATAAGAAGCATCAAAATTGAAACCGGAAACCGGCCTTTCACCCAATGCGCCCTTAATCCTCATCATGAGTTCAGCAGCTTCGGGCATCTCCAGTTTGTCATCGTACAGGATAGTAAGCTCAATCTTAGTGGAGGTCATTAGTAATTCCTCCAGTCCGTCAATCCTCTTTCATACGCATCCCTCATCTGTTCCTCTTCCCGGCGCATGATGGTGCGGCATTCGTCACACTCTCCGCAGGTGCATGGTCTTGCCATGTTATCCGAGTTTCTTATGATCTTGCCTTTGTACATCATCCAGTTTCACCTTCTTAAGCTGTCTTTCCAACAATACCCTTATAGTGTCCGACCTTGACATTCCGATTTTATCGGCATACCTATCTAACTTTTCTATTGTCTCGATTGGACACCACGATGATATTGTTTTTCCTGTCATGCTGTACATCCTACTATGTAAGACACTGTATATATAGGTTATGCTATAACTTATCGTATGGCATAGAACGACATTCCTATAGGTTTATAAAAAGCAGCGTGAAACCCCTGAGCTAAAGACTCAGGGGATATAAGCGTACACTCATCCCTGATTCCGAATGTGATACCGTAAACTATTTATATAATCGGTGCGTATTGAATATTGTCGAAAGACAAAAGGTGACTAAGATGACAACAATCCAGCAAGTAAGAGAAATGACCGATGAACAGATTATGGCCGAAATGAGAAAGATCGCAGCAGCTACAATCGGAATGCCTACTGTAGAACAGACGGTTGAGCAATCCATGTATTACACTGTAATGGCTCAGAGAAAGAACATTGATCCAAAGCCAAAGATTCAGGCCGCAGGATATGGTGTCTACGAGAAGGCAGTTTCAGAGGGGTGGTTCTGAGTGATCCTACTTAACTCCCTTCCTTCTGATCTGCGTGATTTTGTGATACTGTCTGACAACTATACAGTAGATGATGACGGGAACGTGTATGATCCATATTACGAGGAGTATCCATCTGAAGAACAGATCAGGGAACAGATGGAATACCAGAGAGAACGGGTGGACTAATGCCCCGCCCCTCCCTAATTCTTCCCCTTGTAACAATAATGGGAATCCCTGAGCTCGTCAAAATGGGTTACGATCAACAGCAGATAGCAGATTATTACAACACACATGAGTATTTCCAAAGAGCTGGAATCAAAGTATCGCAGCAGAGGATATCCGATTATATGCGAAAATACGATATTAAGAAGAGTGTACCGTAAACTATATATATAATCGGTACATAGTATGTATTGTCGAAAGACAAAAGGTGACTAAGATGACAACAGGTACAACATATACATACGAATGCTATGATGGATGCACATGTCGGAGATTCACGGAAAAACAAATGGAAAAAGAAACCAGAATCCGCAATGCCAGGGGGTATTCTTGGTTTGAAAATTATGAAATTCCTGTCGATGTCGCGCGGGAAGAAGGACTTGGAAAATATCCCTCAATCCAAGAAGTAAAAAAAGTATACAATGGTCAAAAAATGAAACGGTTGAGGGATTTGCAGAGTGGCTATGAGGATGAGGAATAATCCTCATCAGTATTTCCGAGGTCAATATGTCAGGCTACAATCTCGACAAATCACGCCATGCGGTATTCACGCTGCACTATCATCTAATCTCTGAACAGTGGGCTAATGACAAAAATTGAGAGCCAGCCCGACAAAATAGAAAAATCTGAAGGAGATGAAGCATAGTTTGAGGAATACCCGTCATTCATGGTGGGGAGGGTTCAACGGTTGTTATCCCAATGTTGGATACATAACTTCATACCGTAATCAGCCCGCTTGCACGGACAATGGATATAATATCTATGTTGATGGCGTTTGTTGCTGCGGTTGCCTTTGTGGCAGCTATATTGACCACATGGTTGAGACTAGTAGATGGAATGGTTACTGCTAAACCATACCATTTATAATTGCCTGTGGTTACTGTTACATTTCCTGTTCCCAGTGACCCACTTGTCGTATCTGTAACGGATATAGTTAGATCGTTTGTGGTGCCTGCTGATGATTTTGCTCTCACCCATACGATGTAATCAGCAGGTTCCAGGAATACCTCGTCTACGGCTATAGCTGCCATATAGCGACTATTGCCTGAGCTTACAAGGGTCGTAACTGGATTACTTGCTGCACCTGCATCCACGGTAGAAGATGTTACTCCTGCCATGCCTGCATTATCGGATAACATGCTTACCCCCTCAACGCCATAGCAATATGCATTGACAGAGTATACCTGCGTTGTTCCGATGGACTCTACATAGTTTATATCGCTTATCGTAAACTCTGTCGCCTTGTACATCGTAGGCAGTATGAGAAGCATAGCCCGACCTGAAGAACGGAGGTAATCTATTGTCCTTTCTATCCGTGCAGTATCCGGGGAATAAATATGCATACGGAACTCAACTTCTGTTACCCCTGACGAAGACAGCCACGATACCAGCTTATTGTCTATAGATCTAATATAGTCTATAACATTGTTATCATGCCCTGTAGTCGTTCCGTATGGTCTAGCAAAGGTCAGTTCAATTCCTGAACTTCTATCGTATATAATATTAGCACTTACCATGATAACCTCATGCTGGTACTGTGTAATGAATAACCAACCGTGGGTGATAATTACTTGCATCCTGTGAATAGAATGCTATATAATTTTCACTTTCCGCTGATGCTTTCATAAGTATTCCGGTGTCTGTATAGGTGCCGTTGACGTAAGCCTGTATCAGTGTTGTGATATCCCAGTCATGGTATGCATTATCGGGCACTGTTGAACCTGCAAAGGTGACTGATGCAAATGGTGACGTTCCCTGAGCAGTGTCTGTTGAATCCCTCCAATCTCCACCTGCATTTGACCAAGCTGTACCAGATGCCCTATTACTCCAGCACACATAAGACGGATCCCATGCTGAAGCTGGCCTGTATACTTGCACTATAGTATCATTAGTACGGGTTGTTCCAGATGGATGATACCAATATAATTGGAGTATCGCGCTTGTAACCGTTGCATTTGATGGAATGCCGGATAGATCAAATTTCAGTAAAGGTCTGACCGATGTAGAACCGGAGTTTCCAAGATCGTTAAAGGTGTCGGTTGCATATACTGTCGTTGCAGTAGCGGAACGCATTCTATTATCGGCTGTGGGGTTCAGAGTTACATCGTATTCAGTTGGATCAGGTGTAGTTTCCTCAACATCAATAACCTGTGATGCCTGCATGTAGGCTATAAGGTCAATATAAATATTATTGGTAGTGCTTGTTACTTTCTTTGCTCTAATTTCTATAGTATGCCCCATGCTTGAAGATGGTACTGACCCCTGTAATATGTAATATTTATAAGAAGATGCGGTCACTGTTGTAGTACGTGTTAACAGTTCAGTGGAAGATGTAACATCATATACTTGCAGGTTAAAATCATTGGTAACGCCTGCACTGGAATACGCCCGTACTAAAAAAGTATAGGCACCATTCGCCATATAGATTACACCTGCCGACACTGATAGCTTTCTAGTATCGTTGATAGCGGATAGCCTTGCGCATGATCCGCTTAATGCATTGCTGTCAGTGATTACAGTTGCACCCGTACAATCGGGATCGGCTGCTACTCTTACCTGACCAACGTCACCATAACATGAGAAGGAGACATCTATAATGTCAACGGATGCTGATACTTCCGTATGTTTGTATGATTTAATAAGCACTTCAGATGAAAAGTCGTAAGTGCCTAATGCAAGTATAAGGTACCTTTTCTTCCTACTAAAATAATCAAGTAGCCTTCTTACATAAGAAGGGTTTGATGCCCTGATTGTAAACGATACCACCCTAGAACCTGGGGAATCTAGATAGGTTTCATAGGTTCCATCAGATGTTCTTTTGAAGTTCGTTGCTTCGTTTGAAAAGGTTTTTTCAATGCCATCCTCCACTGATTCAAATATGAGTTCCTTTGTACTAACTGGATCGTAGATAAGCAATGGTTCTAACGTCATTCTTCCTCCAACAGTGGGACAGATAGTTTCAAATCTTCAGCACTTTTATCACATAGTACACCTATCATCAATCCAGTAGCGGACGTGGATTTGAACCCGTAACACTGTACTAGTAAGCCAAGCCGTTCCCCTGAGTGAATTACATCATCAATGTCTTTAGAGAAGGTAAATCCTATATTGCGGGATGTTGTGCTGCCCGTTCCTGCTCCATACAGTGTTTCAGAACCTGACCAGATGGATTCCAAAGGTATTATATCAGTATGATTCCACGAATCGTCATATTTCCTCAAGGAATATTGTACATCCGTCAGCCTAACATATGCACTTGTTGCGACTCGTGAAGCGTATAACTGCAATATGAACGCCCCCTCTACAGTGCCTGTCAATTTTGTATCTGAACTGAACTTAGTTGGATATGTGACCAGCCATTGCACAGCTATCCCCGGAGTAGATACCGGTACGGTATATAGTATAGGGGATGAAGCAAATGTAAAATTTGAACTAAGTGGGGTATCAGAATCGTATAAATATGACCTTAGTTGGATCAAGTCGGCTGCGACTAATGTTTTTTTTGTTATACTACTTGCCATTATAACCCCACATATGGAATTGATATCAGCACGTCTCCGGCTGGATACGCATGTTCTAAATAATGCCTGAGTGCTGTAGACGAGGATGATGTTCTATAACCATTTGATTTAATTCGTAATGCGATCCTAGCATTTGGTTCCAGCACGGCATCTATATTATTCGTAAAATACATCGACCAAGTGCGTTTAGTTGCTGTTGTAACGTTTATACTAATCGATGGACCATTTGGGTACACCTGATATTCAGGCATTATGACCGATACATTGCCATTTATATCCACTGCGTACAAGGTTATCGTGAGTTTCGTCATATGCACGGAATATGAAGCAGAATCAGACTCCATTGCAACTAGAATATTACCTTCAACTGGACCGTCTAGCCTAGCTCTTTTATCGAAAGGAGATCGACATATAAAAGTTTTATCTAAACATGGACCAGATGTATTGTAGGGAGGTACAGCATACGATTCCGTATCGAGTGGGAAATTTGAACCCAATGTGAAACTGTCATCCATTAAAAAATATGTATAGGTGTTTGAACCTATCGAAAGGGGAGAACGGGGAAGGTAAACCCCTTTATACTGCTTATACATCCTATATGAAACCATTATACCGCCCTAGCTTTTACCGATACCTTTGCTGCCTTTGCTACCGTTTTCGTAACTGTGGTCATGTCTGCTGCTTTGTTGTTGATTGTGACTATTACTTTTTTCACAGGATCTGCATTGGACACCGGAGCAACAGACTGCTTTGAACTCAATGCTCGTACTATAGGAGAGATTACAGCCGCATTCCAATTGTACTGCTTGGGGATAGCAACTTCTCCTTTTTCCATCCAGTGGTAACCAGTATATCCTGCTACTCCGCCCGTGGCATGGGCTTCCACTATACGGACACCACTTTCTCCCGTGCCATTGCTGCCTTGTCTTTTGATCCCGCTTGATGAACTGCTAGATGAACTAGATGTAGATCTAAGTTGTCCGGTGAGTATATTGTACTGGCTCACCGCCTGTCTAATCTCAGAGGCTGTATACTGTACCCGAGATAGTTGAGATTGTAAAGCCGATACTGCGGCTGCTCCGGCGCTAGTAGCGGCTGCGGCCAAAGATGGCCCTGAACTGCGTATTGAACTGGCCACGCTACCCATTATGGTAGATACATTTGAAGGTATAGGACGGAATCCACTTAGCAACGAATTTGAGGATCCTATCCCTATTTTCAAAGCTGCAGCTGCTGCCGGGGATATCGTAGCATTGATGGGAGCAGTGACTGCTGCAGGGAACCTTCCCATGCTTTGCGTGGTTTTACCTGGTATTGTACTGATTGGAACTGTGATCCTGTCTACTACATTAATAGCGGCTGCGTTTCCTTGTGTCCCGGCCATCCGTACGGGATTGGATACTACTGTGGGGAATGCACCCAGAGATGAACCCACCAATTGAGGTATTCCTCCGAACGGAGTAGATATATGAGTAGTAGATTCTTTTGCGGCGGCTGTTCCTTTTGCGTCCACGATTTTTACAACATGCTCAACAGCTGCAGGAAGTGGGTCTAGGTTCCGTGAAGCTTGCCCGGGCAATGTCTCGTATGGCTGACTTACGTGAAGTACAGAATCCTTGGCTGCTTGAGTGGCTTTTGTATCGGCTTCTTTCACGGCTGAAAATACCGTTCCGGGGAGATTATCCAGGCCAGCATCTACTAGCATCGGAAGTTTGGTGTACTCTCCGGCTATGCCAGCTACCGAAGATTTTGCAGCTGCTATACCATCATTGCCAGACTCAGTAATAGTTCCTGATAATATGCCCGGAAAACCATCCAACTCCGATGATACACTTCCTGGGAAATCTCCGTATACACTAGCTATATCTGAAACTGACTTCTTGGCGGCACTCACAGCCTCAGTGTTAGCAGTGTCTATTTGGCCAGACACTGCACCGGGGAAACCGGCCATTGCATCTTCTGCTTCGGCTGGCACTCTTGCTAGTTCAGCACGGATCCCATCCGCCATATCAGATGCACCCGGGACAACAAGCCCGAGAGTATCAAGGACATCTGCCATAGTAGACAGCATCGATCTCCTGAATGAGTCAAGAGCCTGTATAGCCCATGCAATTCCGTCTATAAATCCGAGTAATCCAGTGACTACAAACCCTACAGCAGCGCCTAGTCCTTTGTATACTCCGATGTCTGATAGCAATCGATGGAAATCAGTGAATCCATTAATGAGAGTTGTCACCGCGTTTTCTACTCTATCTAATCCCCCGCGACCCACAAATTCTTGAATCGCATCATACGCTGATCCCCATACGTCTATAAAACCTTGCATTGTTTCGTCAGCAAAATCTTCGATGGCTTTGAAGCCACCACTATCGCCCAAATCTTCGAACACGTCGATTGCATCAAAGACAAGGTCTGTAACCCATGCCACTGCATCAGCCAATTCCTGGAAGATCCAGACTAGCCGTTCGCTACCACCGTTACTCATCATGTCAGTTACGCGCTTAAGGACACCTGCCATCTTTTCCATTGCGCCCTTTCCGGCTTCTGCCATCATGTCCTTGATCTGGCCAGATAATTTCTTAAGCTGTGACTGATATGAGTCTGCTTCTCTGGCAGCCTGCCCCTGTGCATCAGCAGTGCCTTTCATCAGGATGTTGAGTCTTGCCTGTACCTTCTGGGCTTCGGTTGCGTTCTTGGCTCCTTCTTCTCCAAGAGTGTTAATGAGCTCTTGTTTGATAGCATTCTCAGAAGCCACTACACCCCATTCTCTCCAGTTCTCGGTGTTGCCTACTAGACCAGAGGTGATCTTTTCCATTACATCCGAGTCTGCCTGGTCATAGAATGCTCCAAGATCTACTCCGGTTTGAACGAGCTGCTGACTCATCTTTGCAGCTTCTTCCCGGGAATACCCCATAGGGACAAGCGTGTCCTGAATAGAAGAAGCCCAGGCCATTACGTCAATGCGTGACCTACCAGCGGCAGCACTGTATTGATCGGCCCATTGCTGAGTGCCAGCAGCATACTCTTTGAAAACGGTGTTGAATTTCTGTGTCGTGGCATCTGCATCAGCAGCAACTCCTATTATTTTTAGCCCAGCTGCACCTATTGCAAGAGCTGCAGCTCCGGCGGCTGCACCAATCGCCTGCCATGAAGGGATGAGATTCTTGAGGTGACTGTTGCTCTTCTGCCCCATGTTTCCGGTCTCATCACCTACTCCCTTTACAGCAGCCTGTGCTTCTGCCATCTGTGCCTTAAGGTTCCCCATCTCTACCTTGATCTGAACAACCAGCTCTTCGAGTGTTGCCATTATATATCCCCCCAGAGAGTGATCATTTTCAGTGGATGGTCCGGGTTTCTATCGCCATAAAATAAGGTGTACCTGGAATTACCCAACATTGAGATCTTCGTGATAGCTACGCTGAAGAATCTATTCTTGTGTTTGAGCAGGATCTTGCACGAAACCGGAATTTCAAGCGAGCTGATAGTTGCCATTACCTCATCACCACACTTCTTCTCAAATTTGAAATCATCAAAACATCCTTGGCTTGCTGTGCTTGCGTGCCTGCATCGTCGTGATATATCCAGTGATGGCCCGAACTGATCACATTCGACGCAATCGAAAAAGAGACATTGCCAGCCACATACAGACTTGTACCTAGCGTGAGGTAGTTTGTACCAGTAGAAGTGCTCTGGTTGGCTGGAGTAAGGCTCGTGCAGGCCATGTTGGAAGGAGAATATACATATGGCACTCTTCCCCTTTCAACTTCAACCATAAGGCCGGAGTTAGTTTTTGCGGAGATCCTGTCCGGGGTGCAGCATGTGAGCCACCATCTTGAAAATGTACCGCATGTGAACTCATCAATTTTCACATAAGCAGATCCGTTCCAGTAGTAGATAGATAGAGTATTGGCTGAAAGAACTATTTTGTACAGCCCGTTAGATATCGCAAGATTACCGCTAAAATAATGAGAGCCAAGATACACTTGTGTAGTTCCATCATAGCACCGCACTTCTCCATTAGCAGAATCATTTCCGGCAAGATCGAATGATACATTAGTACTGTTGCACCTAACTAATGTGATAGTTCCATCCTCTGTAGAAACATCAGATGATACTCCATCGCCTCCGGAATATACTGCACTCTTCGGTACAGCAACCCATAGATTGCCGGATGCAATGCTTAGGGTGTTGGCCATCTGTACAGGCCTACAGTTGAATTTGAGAGTGTACCGGGCAGCATCATACCAGGCACCTTCTCCGGAGTATGGCCAGAGTTGACCATTGTTAGGAGAGGGAGACACAGAGGATATTGAAAGAAATCCTTTCTTGCCTCTGACTGAATTAATGTAGTTGTAGCCTACATTCCTTTCAGCCATTGCACTAAGATCCTCTGCACGATACAGCAAGGATCTTGTGCTTCCATATGTTTGTAATAACTTACCACCAAAGGTCACGCTGGGGATATCCGGCGTAAATTCAGCAGGCTTGAATCCAGAGTCGCCTAATCCTGCTAGATGTTTTGTGTTCTTCCTGGTATTGTTGAATTCAAATGAGTTCATTGCTGGCAGAACTATGTCCCCTATTTGCATGCCTGGTCTATCCTTTGGTAATGATCTATTCTCCTTTTGATTGCCATGTGTTGGATTACGAGTTCGAATGGCTCATTTAGAAGCTCTTGATAGGTGCATCCCATTGCCTCCTTCATGCAGTAGATAGAGATGGGAGCAAAGTTTAATTCCTTGCCCTGGCACCAGCCATTTACTTCTTTGAAGAACTTCCTGTAATTCCAGAACACATCTCTTACTCTACGCTTGTTTCCTGCTTTTCCTCGTCTGGAGGGGTGGATGTATCTATCTTCAATCGTTCTAAAAAATCGTCTACACTCTCGGCTTTTATGATTGCTTTGCACTCCTGCTTCAGCTTCTCATAATCCTCATATGCCAGCTTGTCCTGGAGCCTGACAACTTCTCTATAAGAAAGATTGGTACAGAGCATTACAAGCCGCACACCTTCCATGCGCTTCTTGAAAATGGTAAACTTGGCCAAGAGTTCCGGATGTTCTCCAAGGAACTCCTCCATAGCCACATCGTACTCTTTGCTCTTGTCCAGCTTTCCTATCGGAATGTTTGAGAGATACCATTCATCAGAGAGGTCTTCTACTCTCTGCACAGCTCCACAGGTGGGTCTTTCAAAAAGCTCTACGCCTTTGAATTTCATTCAATCACCTTCACGCAATTGCTAGCCTTGCAGCTCCACCAGCAGCCTGCAGTGTGGTCCCGATTACATCTTCAGGATTGAGAGTAATGTCTCCACTGTTCGCCCATTTGATACCGGACCATGTCCATGTTTTGCCATCGAGAGTATATGCCATGGTGTGATTTGCAGCTGCAAGTATATCGTCCTGCAGACCCATGTCGTCCAGGAACGTTGCATCCAATTCAAGGATATATTCACGAGGACCGAATGACCAGTTTCCTATTTTTGAGTTGCGAGAGCTGGAAGCATCGATCACGGGTTCCACTTTGTTTTTCACCCCAAACTTGAGTGATGGAGCCATTATGTCGGAAGCAGACAATGCTACAGAGTCATAAGTGAATGCTGATAGGCTTGCCATGGTAAGAACATCAGCTGAACTTACTGCTGCACCATGGGAACCAGTTCCCTTATAGTCCGCACCCCATGCAGATTTTGATACAGCCATTCCAGATACTGATAGCTCAGCGGCCTTCTCATTATCAGGAATGTCAAGTACCCATTCAGTAATTACATTTCCCAGAAGAGTACAGAACTGGCTACCTGCCATCAGACCAATCGAAAATGGAAGCATTGTATTTCCGGGCGTAAATGTCGATGTGGTAGCTGCAAGAAGTGCCTGTGGCAGCATGCCATATGCATCTGTGCATTTCACTTTGAAATCCCATTCTATCTTCTCTGTGGTCTTCGTGGCCACTCCACAACTGAGTGGATCTGTATCTGTTGCTCCTTTGAGGCAATTATATTCATCGAGTACTGGAGAGGATTTCAGATTGAACTCCAATAGTACTCCTGGTAATGCCTGCATTGCTGGGTTTGTTGGTAGTGTTCCAAAAGTCGTTTCGGGTATCCATTCTGCCCACTTAATTTTTCTTGAATCCATTGGGTCGTCTGCCATAGTGTAGTCTCCTTATGAGTGGTATAGTGTCACGGTCAATACGTAATCGAATACTTCTGCATCGTATCCGAGGAATCCCACGCTACCAATATCTGAACGTGGGTCAAAAATGCGAACATCTCCGGTTAGCGGCGTAGTCCATCCGGAAATAGTTGTGTGAATAGCCTGTGCAAAAGCTTCTGCAATTCTAGCCCCTGAATCCTTGCCTGTCTGTTGAGCAACAAGGATATGGATAGTGAGAGTACAGGAATAGTAGAGTATCCCATCCGTGAGATCTTCTATATCGGGATGATATCCATCGTTAGAAATGTTGCATGTTATTGTGGGATATGAAGATATTTTTTGATTAGACCAGAGTTTAGATGCCGAGTATGTGTTGCTCCCTATTGTAACTGAACTTGGGATAGTTACCTTGATTAATTGTTTCTGAGCATCACTTATTACCTTGGACATCTGGGTACTCCACGATGAAAGAGACGCGGGGCTTCCGCTTAAGTGGAGATTTGAAAGAGAGTATATAAGGAAAAGTTGAACCAACCATTGCTAAATTATACTATGAAAGCATAGTTAAGTCGTTGAAGAAGTAGATGTAGCGTGTCGGTGATATAACCGCTATCGCTCTTAGAGCTTCGGGGATCTGGAACATCCCCGGTGGCTCTCAATGATTGTGATTATGATTTTTTTCCAGTCAGTATTTTGATTACGCCAGCCTCATTCTCCTTGAGTGCTGGTCTTTCAAATGATCTTGCCGGGATGTTCTTTGAAGGAGCTCCTAGTTCGTGGACTGCGGCTATTTCTGCCCTGGATCCGAATACACCTATTTTTACTGTGTCCTTGCCTTCCATCTTGTGAGTTACCTGGCTAATGAGTTCACCGGTGTCAATAAGCGGGGTACTGCTTCCTTTTGCAGCAATTGTTGCAGGTTTCAGTCCCGGACTCAGACCAGAGGTTATTTTGTCAACCATCTTCCCTGCTATATATTCCCCTGCCTGCTCGAGCTTGAGTACAATATCCTCCTCAATCTTAGTTCCAAACTTGCCAATGTTCCTGGCAACATCGTCAGCATTTGATGGCATGTTTTGACATCTCCGATTGATGTATATTTCTGCATGCATTGGAGCAATATAACAAAGACACATGGCCATATTTCTCAGGGAATACACCAATACATTCCTTGTACTGTGTCTTTGTGACTCTGATTTCTTTATTACACCTTGGATTGGAACACGGGATTTGGATTGTATCGAGATTCAGATGGATAGATCTGTCTTCTTCTATCGGTACATCTTCTTCCCATACCCTATCAATAGCATGCTTGCCCTTCATACCCTTGCGAATATTAGACACTGCTGCCTGTTGTTCGTTCCGTGGAAGGGTTGCCAGCCTCAGTACATCGGACTTGGTGATCTGGACATCACCCGACAAGATCTTATCTCTAATGTCCTTCCCACAGTTAGTAGCTATAGAATCGACTGCGATAGCAAACTGTTCTGCACGCTGTACCGTTTTACCATTGACACGGAATTGTTCGCCTATTTGTTCGCTTTTGCTCGATTGGACATTTTGTCCTTTCGATGACGCATCACGATTTATGTTTTTAACACGGTCTGATTTTTGTTCATGGTACATCTTCCCCATCAAATAATCTCGCTGTTCAGAAGTGACATTTCTCCGGGCCAATTGGTTTCTGATCATGAAGTTTTTTGCTTCTTCCCGGGTGGAGAAATCCATTTCGTGGACTTCAAAGGAGATACCTAATTCTTTGCAGATCTTGTACCGATTGTGACCATCCACGATGATACCACGCCAGATATCAAGAGGCTGAGTACATCCATACTGCCGGATGTTTTCTTTTAGACCTGCATACTCGTCCTCTCGTAGAGGCATTATCCAGCTCTTGAATTCCGGATCAATCAACAATTCCATTCAGATATGCCTCCGGTTTAATATTAGCTATTGTGAAATTTAGTAGCTTATCGTCTTTTGAAACTTTGCAAAAAGAAACTATGTTGGCATGGAAGAAAAGAGGCTCACGATGCACATCACATGTGTTTCTAGTGGGGCAGACTGCAGTACACGGAGCCTCCGTTTCAGGGCACAAATACATAATAATGTGTATGTGTCCAATATTATATAGTAGTTACTATACATTTTTTGTAAGACTAATATAAAAGAAACGTCGATGACTACCCATACGCTTCATCAGGTTTGTGGATCCTAACTCTTTGCCCACATACCACATTGTAGTGGATCCGCTTGAATCAGTTACTTTGATCTTATCTCCGTTCTTGATTGCTACCGATGCTTCTACAGCTAGTTTCATTCCCCCGGTTTCTTTCACTGAATCTGGCAAAAACTGCAGCTCTTTTTCAGTAAGAACTCCTATGTGTCCATTGAAAGTAGCTGATGCATCAGAAGGAGGTACCCATACTCCGGATGAGTTGTGATAGCCCTCGGTAACTACGTATTTTGTGAGAGTATATGGATGATCAAATATGCTGAATGCACTCATAAAAATCATCTCCGAAAAAAATATGATAGGACTGCAAGAGATAGAGACACTACTGCAGAAACTCCTCCGGCCAACCAGATGGCTATTCTGCGCTCCTTGGTAAGATCATTTGCGAACTGTGTGAGAGCGTCAATTTTCTGATCCCTTTCTATGTTCTCTCGTTCGATACACTCTATCCTTATATTTTGATTACGAGTATCAGAACGCATACCTCCTATCTCGGTAAGGATTGTTCCGACCTTATCATTAATTTGGAGAAGCAGGTCATGTTCTGGCATTTCGTCCTCACATTTCACTGTTCCACTTTTTCTTCACATAGTCTGTGATCAGGATCATGGTGACCGCCGTATACTCTTGAGGTATGGCCTTCTGTTCCCATGCCATTACGATATATCCAAGCACCACAAGGATTACCACAATCTCATCTACGATAGAATTGATGAGACTTCCCAGGCCACTCATGAAACCCGTGTCTTGCTTCAGTACAATTGGTTCTAATTCACCTGCCATCATTTGCCCTCTTAGACTCATTCTGATATTTTTTGATCAATAGCTAGACTAACCTCTATTGTGCTCTGTTTCCCGGCAGTATCAGAAACTTCTACGGCCTCTTTGATTACAACTGCTTCTGCAGACTTAGCACGGGCCTCGTACATTGCGGCCACATGGACGGCTGCGTCTTTGATTACAATTTTTGTACCCTTTGCAAAGTTCAGGATCTCTTCGGTGTTACTTGCAATATATGCATCAATACTTTCAATGGTGTCAAGGACAGTCTCGCCGCTTAAATATGGGATTGTCCACCACAATGCAGCTTCTTCATACTGCCAGATTATTTGTTCTCCGGACTCATCTACCCGGGTGATTTGTTTGATATCCCAACGACACAAGAGCCGAACTCGGCCCCCTCCTACTTTGTCAATACTGATTTCTATAGGCTGTACTGTAGATTCAACTACCATGTGATCACCTCTTCAAAAACTCAAGGCGAGCGCCGTAAGCCCGACCGGAAGTCGTAGCACCGTAATACGAAGACAGACAGCCGACACCCGCACTCGGCCCATAAAACCAAAGGCCGCCGAAAAGCAAACAAGTTGGGGTAGCACTGGCTGTTCGGATATAGTAATAGTCGCACAAGTATGTACTACTACTACCAGTGGTGGTTGCACCCATCATCATATATTTGAGGTAACTATCTGTGAAAACGGCATTGATGTATCCGTTAGCTGCTATGCCTGCATTCGGTGGTACAGACACAGAATCTACGTATTTACCAGCGGTGGTGACCTCTGAGGGGAATGATGTGCCTGCTGCGGGGATGGTTCTGTGTACAGTGTCGTAGAATCTAATGCCTCCTATCCACTTGTAGACATTGCCCCAGAGGTTTTCAATGCCTCTATACACGATCGGCCTTTGTCCTGCTGTTCCTGTGCCAGTTCCTGTACCATTTGTTCCTATGTTGGTATCTGCTGAAAGAGCTCCAGTGAGAAGCCCAGCAAAATCTGTTCCTGAAGCTAGATCCACAATGCCTTTTTCAAGGACTGTCTGAGAATCAAGCGATGCGTATTCGGTGTAGAACAATAGCCTCAATGCGCTGAGAGTCCAGATATTAGTAATACCCCATGCCGTAGATGCAATGTTGTTGGCATAGGTCTCTGCGTCTGTAATATAGAGCCTGCCTGAATTTGGCAAATCTGGGTATGCAACTGCTCCTGTAATGGGCCGTTTGTTTGTTGCGGATCTCAGTTTGAAAGTAGATCCATCCAAATAACCACTTGCTTCATAGGCTGAAACGAATAGTTCTGCCTCTGTACCACCTCTTTGTAAGAAGGCTGGGTGCAGTTCGAAACCTGCATATTGAATAGGACTGATCCACCACTTATGTACGGTTCCATCTGTGGAGAATTTGACATAGAATTTGGGTATCTTGACCATTACGTTTCCAGATGCACCGGTTAGGTCTATGCCATCACCACGAGCATTTGTACCGTATGTCACCACGCCCGTGCTGGGATTAATGACACACCTCTTCATGTTGCCCCAGATAATATGGTTGTTGAAATATGAGGATGTTAATCCGGTAACCGTATTTCCGTCAATATCAATCCGTGTTAGGGATGGACTGGATGAAGCAGTATTCCAGGATATTCCAACTACATCAGATTTTGATGTACCTGCCACAATGGCAGGCAAAGAATTCCATACAGTTGCTCCATCTCCAATCTTGAGCCAACTATTTGTAGTATCAAAACAGGGTTCCCCAGCTGCAAGAATAGGGTTTGCTGTGGCAAGATTGGATGCACTATCGTGTCTGAACTGAATCATATCCTGGAGATTAGCTGTGCCGCCAATTACACCAGGTCTGGAATTGTCCACCATTATACGCAGTTTGTCCGTATTTTTCACATTGCGCCCATATTCATATGAGATGACCAATCCAGAAACTGTTATTTTTGTGTACCTCGACCTAGGAGCATTTGCATCATACAGCACTTCTCCAGATGTGATGTCCACAATGTGGGAGATCTGCTCGGCAGCGATGCCTGTATATAATGAGGTTAGGGTTATGGTTTTTGCTGTTGAATCGATAGTATATTGTCCATCAGGAATTGCGTACATCTATACCTCCTCACGTAACTGTAGCCGCCGGGTATGTAGACTCGAGTACAATTCTCAGTACATCGGTATTTTTCACATTGAGCCCGTACTGATATGTGATTACTCCGCCCGATACAGTTATGGGGACTTGTCTTGCACGGGTCTCATTAGCATCATACAGTACTTCTCCGGAGGTCATGTCCACAATTCTTGAAACCTGTCCGGCTATAATATTGGAATATGTTGAACTTAATGTAATTGTTTTAGCTGTTGCATTAATTGTATATTCAGTCGATGGAACAACGTACATATATCAGACCTCAGAAGAATGTTTCATCGTTAGTAGTAGCTTCGGATGTTGCAGATATTGGGCTTAGAGACAAGCGTTTTATTGCTTCTTTGTACTCTGTTTTGTATCCATCTCCTGTCCGATAAGATATTGAATCTCCGAATTCGGACATGCTGGAAATATTGGAATGGAGCATAGATGGAGTGCTGGCCCCTATCCTCATGCATATAGCCAACAGAACTGCGCGTTTGTAGATTGTTGCACTTGAACCAGTGAAAGTATCTCTCGATGTAGCCAACTTCACTAAATCTTCGGCTTCATCAGAGTAATCTCCGATAACATCTTCAGTATATGCAGCCGGAAGAGTTTCCTGGAGTTCCAGCTCAATAGCGCTCTTAGATATAAGGGCCATGTTGACCTCAAAAAAGAAAGGTTATGGGATGTTAGCGTATCCCAATCTCCAGTCTCCTAGCCCCATGTTAAACCTGCATTTAACACCATACTGCCAGGTATCGCGTGTGAATCCAGTGTCAGAATTGCCTTCTAGTGAACTAAACTCGGTGTTCTTTCTGTTCTGGAATATTACTGGCTTAGTGACTTTGTTTCCACACAATAGGTACCATGAGTCAGTGTCTGTAATTCTCTCCGTAACAATGACATCGTACCTTCCTTTGTGGATGTTCAGCGTTGGTTTTTTGTCCACTCCGCTGGCTACATAACGCTGGATGGTTTCCGCTCCCACAATCTCAAGAGCAGTTGCTTCCAGCTCAGGAGGCACCATGAGAATATTTCCATTGATACCCATGGAATTGCCCTTGTCATCCTTGAACCTCATCATAGCAGCCCTTGCTGCACTGAGGCTTTCAGATGTGAGAGCACTTGATCCAAGATTAGACTGAGTGCCACTATCGTTTTCACGGTGGTCTGTATCAAAGAAATACTGGCCATCATAACACGGAGTAGAGGCTCCAGCCACCACAGTATCAAATGCTTTGGTTCTGTAGAAATCCCGCGCGGTTTCTCCAAGCTGTTTGACTCTTAGGACAATCTGCCCATACTGATCGTCTTCTATTGCATCAGCATCAACCGCAATAGTGGATTCCCACTTTTTGTTTGTGATCTGGAAACTGTGCTCAGCAAGAGCAGAGGGCATCCTTTCATCCACCCATTCCCTCATGCTTGGAGTGGCTCCCAACCACGCGTATTGTTCGCTTGCCTTGTTGGAAGGGATCTCCATTGCGATGCTTTTCCAGTCCTCGTTTGGCTGCTTATTATATTCTTCAAAGAAGACAGTTTTGAGGCCAGCGAGAAGATGTTTTGGAATATCCTGAGTTGTAAGTGGCATTAACAGTAGCCTCCGATATCAATCCATGCTTTGTTTGCGTTTGTCACATTCACAATCTTTCCTACCTTGGTTGCATCAGTACTGGTCTTGGTCACTGTTACATTGTCCAGGGCATATACCTCAGTACCAATGTCAGTGACTGCTGCATTTGCAAGAGTGAATTCAAATATTCCCCTGCGGTATACCCTGCCTTTGATAGCACCGTTGGTTGCTACAGCGGAATTATCTGCTTCCTCGTAAGATACTCCAGAGAAGACCAGGCTTGCTGCCTTTGTCATGTTGGTAAGATATCCGGATGCAAGCTGAGTAAGTACACCCTTTGGAACTTTTGTAGAAGCGGCTACTCCCAGAGCAACTACGTCGCCTGGTTTCCGAGGGGTTTCAACAGATACTGTAGTAGCTGTCATGTTTAGTCCACCTCATTGTATTTTGCAAGTTTGTCCGGGGTCACACCCAACTTATCATAGATGTCTTTGCCAGCGCTATAGAGTGCATTTGTGGTTTGTACAGGTGTTTCAGTCCCAGCACCTACTGGATTTGAGCTTCTCATGGCCTTTGTCACCGCTCTTATTGAATCAGTGTCCGGATTCTTCGCCATGAACTCTTCAAATACCAGTTTGTTTGGCATACATGAATGTAGTTCGGCTACAGCTGCGGCATGTTCTGCTTTCTTTGCTTCTTCTATTATATGCGATTCGATGCCTGCCTGGATACCGGTCTGAATAATTTCCGGAACCTTTGCAGCCTGTGCTTTGAGGTCCGCATTTTCGGCCTCATATGCAGCTATTTTAGCCTTTAATTCTTCGATAGTTGGTTCTTTAGAGTCGCCCATGTTGGGACCTCCTTGAGGTTCTATTTGATTTTCTGTAGAATCACTATTTAAAACGGGGTTGAGTGGATCATTTGAGACCAGCATATTCACTACATGTAGGGGTTCAACATCTGGAATTTCGTCTCCTACCTGCAGGTTGGTGTTCCTGGGATACACATAGAATACTCCCATCTGTCCCCACGAGGCTTCCGAAGCAATGCGCTCTTTCAGTTTATCCGGATCGTTAGCATCCACTTCGTCCATCCATACGTGGAATTCACGGACTTTGATTTTGCGTCCTACATTGTTGATTCTGCCAACATCATACTCATATGTAGAATCAGCAGTGCTCATGCCCGGAACTTCTGAGGATGTGATAGGAATGCCACAGCCTACATCTAGGGGACAGGCTGGGGTTTCAGGATACACTATGAGAGAGATACCAGTGCCCTTCACGCGGTCCACGTTTTTGATAGAATGCCCTCTATAATATTCGGTCTTCCCGAACTCCACCGGAATGGATTCCTGCGAAACGCCCCTATATGCAGCTGACTTCATTACCTCCTTTGCTTCCGGAGATAATCCACTAATTTTCATCCAGACCCCCGCATCATACCAGGTATCTGCAATGCTTCCGCTCTCTAGCACCTTATGATTGACCCGGATGATGCCTCCTTTCCATGTTTGGAAATCTGATTGAAGTGCCTTTTCAGTCAGTCTGTATACATTGCCTTCGCTGTCCTGGGCCAATGTTCCTGGAACCGCAGCAAGAAAAGAGATAGTGTCGTCTTCGTCTTCACGTATGGGGTCGTTAAGGGGCTTCGTTGAAAAGATCATATAGATTTTTCAGAAAAAAAGATATAAAAAGAAGGGTTGAGATCAGAAAAGATTCTTCTGCAGCTCGCCATTGATAGGCAGATGCAGCTGATCCCCCGTGTCTACGTCTCTAAGTCGAATATATCCAGAGATCTTTTTTGAATTTCCACGTGCTACTACATTTGTAACCTTTGCAGTTGCTGTGGTTTCGTAGTGCCTGCCATCTTCAGTAGATGCATTGATCGTTACTTTGAAATCTCCCATGGTTGTTACCTCGTTGATAGGTTGTTTTAATGTAATGTTCAGAGGGCCTTCTCCATACCTGCCATCTGCAGTCTTGAGTTTGATCACGCTGGTTCCTATGCCCTGTACAGTAGGCAAAACAAAAGCGTGCTGTGTAATCTGGGTACCTCTTACAATATCGAGTGTTACAAGTAGATCAGTTCCGGTTGCGCCTTTCGCTTCGGCAGTAGAGGAGCCCATAGCAATCTCTATATTCTTGCTTCCATACCTTCCATTAGAATTGAGTTTGAAAGTTACCAGGGTTGTGTTGACGTACCGAGGGCTTACTGCTGATGTGACCAGGTCAAGTGTCTGTGAGCCAGTTGATCCGGATGAGTCTGAAACTGTTACAACAACTTTGATCTTCTCTGCTGTATCGGTGGTATTTTCCACGGGATCGGGTTCCGGTGTTGGAGTACTTCCTCCTGCTGTTACGTCGATGTTGTCAGTTACCCCTACTTTGAGGGTGCCCACATTGGTGAATGTGTTTCCTCCACCTGAAATAGAACCCCTGGCATTGGATACTCTAAACCCATTTTTACAGTTCTTAAGAGTATTGTTTCTGAAGGTCCACTTGTAGGATCCTGATATGGCGTGTTTCGCTTCTGCCATCAGAATAGCATAGCCGACATTGATGTTCTCAAAGAGGTTGTCTTCTATGATCATGCCAGACATTCCGGCTCCGGCTATGCCGGCGTTGCTGTATCCGTTGTACTTGCCCGACCCGTTCAGGAAGTTGCCTACATTACTGAAGGTGTTGTCATGGATGCGTACATTAGAACAACCTGCTACATCTGCACTAAACCAAATACCTGAACCGTTCAAGTTTTTGATAGTGTTGTCATGAATATCAATGTCCTTGAACGCACCCTTGTCTAGTTCCATGCCTGGGCCTGTGGACCATGAAGCTATTTCAGAATACACATTGTTTCCATATATCTCGAAATCCTCTGCTCCATATGACAACCTGCAGAAAGAATTCGTTCTGGTCTTACATTTGTTATTTCGGACTACTCCTTTTTCACAGCCGTACATTGCATACAACCCTTCATGTCCTAGGTCAGCGATAACATTGTTTTCAAAGAGGATATCGTCACATGCTGTAAGTTTCAGGCCATCTATAGCAGAATTGCGCATAATACAGTCCTGCATTTTGATATCTTCCCCGTTCCTAAGCCAACATAGTACCTGACTGGAAGATCCTCTCACTTGCCCGGGTTGGTTTGAAAAGTTCCCGTCTAAACACACCCTGTCAAAGTGAATCCCATCAAGGTTATATCCCTGCAGCATCGGTGCGCTGGGGTGTTTTGGAGCCATGTAGATATACGGAATTTCAGTGTCGCTTGCACTGACAAGCTCAGTGTCTGATTTGCCTATGGTCAGGTTCTTCAGCGTATAGTTCCCGGGCTTGATCTCAATTGTAGACCCTCCCTTTTTAATCGCGCGTGTCAGCTCAGCCGATGTCTCAACAGATATGGTTGCCATGTACAATCCTCAGTTATAGAAAAGGGGTTTCATAGGACACTATATAAACAAGGGTTGAACTAGTACAATTTATTTATAACAATCCAATTAAATAAGTAAAGTTTAATATCGTAAAAGCTAAGTACACACATTGTAAACTACTATTGTGAAAAGATATCAGGGAATATTATATCATCTCTTTATGGCATTGGTGATCATGGTTGTTGCGTGTCACGGGGTAGGCATGATATGCCAGATTCAAACCCATCCCATAGAGTTTATTGGCACTGCTGCTGTAGTACTGGCAATCTCATGGGTTGGAACTGAGGACCTCAAATGGAAGTGATAAGAATGGAAGCCAATTATATAATGTGTAGCGAATGTGGTCACAATTGGAAGTTGCCTGATATTGTAGAAATGCCACACTGCAGAGTCTGTGGAAATGAGGGAAAGTTTCTATTAACTGAGTCTGACCCAAGTACATGGGGTAAAGAAGAGTTAAAATTGTTGGATGTGAGAATATGAGTCGCATTAATGTGAGGTATTACAAATGAGATGGACTCACAGCAATACGATTGAAGAGTGCTAATTCTCCTTGAAAGCCCATTCTTCTTTTTCTTCATTCCAGTATAATCCTGCCTTTTCTTTTTGCTTATCATATACTTCTTGTGGAGTATCAAGATCCGGATCATCAAAGAATGCTATCGCTCTGTGCCTGCAGTGAGGCTCTCCTAACAATTGTAGTGCATAGTCTGACTGAGGGGTACCATACTCATAGACATTCCCGATTATAGCCACATGCCAGGGACGAGCACGTTCATCACTCGGTCCGACAAAGCGCCACTTCTCGAACTTCATTCGCTGGAACTCGCTTGCTCTCCCCTGCTCAAATGCTTTGTGGGTTGCAGTTCTGGAGAGCATATCAGCATAAGCATCGGCGTTAGTGACGTACTCCCTCTCTATGGTCTTCTCAACTTCATAGAGCTTGCCTTCCTTGTCTACCTTGAGGATGGTCCGCTTCTTCCCCACATGATTGATTGTGATCTTTTCTTTCCCTTCGAACACATCAGCCACATAGGTTTTAATTTCCTGCTTAATGTCCTTGTACCCTCCTTCGTTTCGGAGGATCTCCCTGGCTTTCTCCTTTATGGCCTCTCCTACTGCCTTATCAAACTCTGCCATATATCCGAAGTGTTCAGCTGTCAGCTTGTTGATAGCAGCTTCCTGAAGGGGGGAGAGTTTCTTGTACTTCTTACCTTGCTCTTGCCTGGAATCGTCAGAACCTGCCCGGTAATATGCAGCAACCGCAGCGGTAATAGAACTGGCATGAGCCAAAGCCATTACAGAGATAGCTTCTTCTATTTGCTTAAGGATCTCTTCTTCGCTTGCCATTAATCGACCTCTTTCGTAGTGTCGTTCCAATACCAACGGCAAGAGCAAGGCCGGGGTTTGCGCTTCTTTGGAACGATCCTTGTAAGGAGTTTCCATGGTTTTATGATTCCACCTCCTGATCAATTACTTTGAATAATGATGCCATTGCTTTTTTGTAATCTTTCTTGAGTAGTGTACTGAGGTCCTCTCCGGTTTCATCAGCCGGATCGAAATCGTCTGGGGCCGAACTCTGCATTTGAGGATACTGTCCTGGCAGTTGTGCATCATAGTTTGAGAGCTCAAGATTCTTGATATGCATCAGTTCATCTGCTACTGCTTGTGCATCCTTCCGCGACATACCAAACTGCTTGAGCTTGTTCAGTGTGTCGGCATCAGTGTTCTTGGTCTGTGCTTCGGCCAATACGTCCTTAAGATCCGGAGTATTCAATACATATTTCAGTTGCATTTCATCAAGAGGCATTTCATCTTTGAACAAATCCCTGAGGATCCATTCCACTTTCTTTTCATATTGCCTCCTAACTCCGGCAAGATTCTTTTGCAGGATAGATTCCAGGACCCTGCTTGTTGCCAGTTCAGAGCCTGTTGCAGTGAGCAAAGCTACGGGGAAACCTATCCCTTTGCCTATCTCTTCATCAAGCATATCGATAAGTGCTTTCATGAAAGAATGTGTCAGGTTCCGTCCTGATTCCACTACATTGATCTCATCGACTGGCCCACTGCCATACACTCCACCATTTTTGAGAATGCTGATAATGGTGTCTGTGTCTTTTTTTAGCGCGGTATTATAAGAAGAATATTCTGAACTCATCTGAGCGTATAATTCAGGATTGATGGTAGCCAGTTCTGCCGCTGGCTGTTGTGGTACAGTTGTTAGTATCCGTTCTGTGCCCTGGTCAGTTGTTTCTTTGTATACTAACCCGCGCTTCAGGTGAATGATGGGGGATAGCACCCTAAATATAATATTTGGACTCTGGACTAATATCAGCCTCTTCAGCCAAATGGCAAGGATTATACCATCGATTGGTGCAGCATCGTCATCTTCTGAGAAGCGATGCATGGCCATGATATCCTCAGCAGAACCTATCCTCAGATTAGTGATATCAGTTATTCCACGGTTCGTCCTTAATACATCGAAAGCTGCCTTAACTCCCACTGGATCCTCGGTGTCTACTCCTTCTACCCATTCCTTCCCTGGATCTATATTTGGGATCCACCAACAATTATACTCTATTGGGATATCTATCGTATTCCATCCATTCCGTACCAGAATCGACTGATGGTATGCCTTCACCCTTGAATCCCATGGATCTTTGTAAGGGGTGATCTTGCCTTTCAGCCGTGCTAGATTAACTATTTTGCCTTTGATATCGCGGTCCAGTCTGCGGTACACATGACCCCTTTTAATGAAAAAGTCTTCGAAGTCTTCACGGAATACTCCAATTGGATCTAGCTGCTCGAGGCGTGCTTCCATTGTCTTGATTTCATCTTCATACTTCTTGTTGTCCACCGTGACAATGCGGCCCCCTGCGAGGATATAGTTCTTCAAAAACTCAGTAATAGATCCACGCAACAGAGGATCCACCTTGAAGGACTTGTCCCGCATCTCCTGCGAAACATTTGGTATTTTGGATTCTGTTTCTATGATCCATTTCAGAGTGTTGACGTACATATCATATGGATCTGTACCTGTAGATGCCCCTACGGAAGATTTGGGAGTCTTTGGCATGAAGATGTTTTTTAGAAGAAGAGTATAAAAGGGAGGGTTGGATTCGGGTCAACTAGATTCTTGTCCCTCCTACTACACCTATACCTCCTCCGAAACGAGGAGTTGAGGTAACCATTGGTTTGACAGATAACTGGACTGCATATGATAATGTGTCTACTTGGTCATCATGGGCTCCTTTTGGAAACGACAGTAATTCATCCACAAAGTCATTAATACCAGGTGCTCCTCTGAGAAGATATACATATCCCGCTTCCATGCGAGCTGCTGCAGGCAATGCTCTGGTCACTTTATCGGCCTCAGCTTTGAGCTCTCTGATAGGCAAACCCTCTCGCAATAACATTTGATACAGTGTCTTCCCTACGCCTACTGCTTCAACAGCCTGGAATGCAGGCTTCCACCTGGAGAATGCCTGTTTGAATAAGTTGATCTGATCAGGTCCTTCTAACCTCGTCCGGATACCATCTAGCCTAATGAGATCACTTGCCTTGGATAGAGCCCACGTACTTAGTACAAAATAGTCTGCACTTGCCTTCGTAGATACAGCAGGGTCACATGTTTGAAAGACCATGCATTCTTTGTAGGCTACCTTCTTACTGGATCCGTCCGGAAGTTCCAGGACAAATAAGTCTCCATCTAATGTACAATATCTAATATGCTGATTTTTGAATATAGTTCCTTCCAGTGCAGAGGGTCTCTGTTGATAGAGAGCATTCCACCAGTATATCCCAAGAGTGTCTTTAGTTTTTGAAAGTGCTTCAATAGAATATCTGCGAGGAGACAATGCTTCTCCTGGAAGCCTGCCTAATGAATCATCATCCTCGGCCAGTGCAGGAAAGCGGATAACTGTCCATTTGTCCGGCTCTTCCTTAAGCAACCTGCCTGATAGGTCGTCTTCGTGCCACCTGGTCTGAATGATGATGACTGCACCGCCTGGCTCGAGCCGAGTATATGCTGTGGACTTGTACCATTCAGCAGCTTTGTCCCTATAGGTCTTTGACTGTGCTTCTTCTGAGTTCTTCACTGGATCATCGATGATAAGAAGATCCGCACCCTTTCCAGTAATCGGGCCTCCTACTCCAGCTGTGCTCATTCCTCCGGTATGGCCTGCTATATCCCACCTATCCCTTGCTGAGGAGTTCCCGGATACAGACTGGCCGAACAGCTTAGGCCCATACTCTGACATAATGTTCCTTGCCTTGTATCCCCACTGTGCTGCAAAATCTGCTTCATATGAAGTAAGAATTATCCTCTTATCCGGATTGTGTCCCAGGAACCACGCGGGAAAATACTTAGATGTGAGCTCGCTCTTGCCATGCCTGGGAGGCATGAATATCATTAGGTGCTTGATCTCTCCAGATGCCACTTTCATTAGTGCATTGGATAGTTCGAGGAGATAATCAAATGCCAGCCATTTAAATCTGCTACAGTATTGTGCGAACAAAGCAGGTGTTGCGGTATACAGCTGCTCATTCATTTGCAAGATCCTCCATATCGATGGTTTTTTGGGTCAGCCTCTTGGACAGTTCGTTAGCTGCTGAGATCACATCTGGAGAATATATCAGGCCAATTGCATTGATCACCGAAGGGGATTGGGTATTCTGATATTTCCCTAAGACCTTGTTGATGATGTCCAAGCCCGTGTACACTTTGTCAACGGCCATGACTGCTGTTCTGTTGTCGCCTTCGTCCTTGGCCGCCTTGCAGATGCTTCTCAGCTCGCGGATACATGCCATGGCTTCTTCTATAGTATTAATCTCTGCTTCTGCGATCTTGGCTTTGAGCTGGTCTGATTTCTCAACGGCTTCTATTTTGGCCTGATCTCTAGACGCGAAGAACCTCTGAACGGATGAATATGTAATTGTCTCCTTTGATTCCTGGGATAAGATCTCTGATATTTGCGTGAATGATTTGTCGTGACCACGGAGATCTACAGCCCGTGTTTCTAGGTTCAACTTTGTAATTTTATTTATTGCCATAATCGATTCACATCATTCGGATTCAATTCGAATTGAATCATATCTTCTCCAGCTTCACGCCATGGCTCAAAGTATGCAACACTCTGAAACATGTATTACAAAAAGAACATGTGATCCTATCCTGCGTAGAAGATACAGCCAGGCCTTTCTCACATTCAGGACAGCGCTTTGAAAAGAAGGTAACAGGGGGGGTATTTTTTTAAGGCTCACAATATCCCTCTCTTCATTACCTCTTGCCTTACGAATGACTCCATTTCCTTTGCTGTGCCAAACCCATACTTCATATATACTCTATCCCATGCAGGGTTCTGGTGCCTCTTGAGTTGCCGAAGGATTGAGCCTGGAGTATCATCTGAAAAAATAGTCTCCCGGATACCTGTGAATGATTGGGAAGCTTCCACCTTCTTGTCCAGTTTCTTCATGGTCTCTTCCTCGATGCGTTTGGCGTAACTCAGAGAAGCTTCTAGATCCATTAGTCTAGTTCTTGTTTCTTCGATCTGATTCTCAAGGATAGCAACAGGAAGGACGTTCTTTAGAGTAAGAAGCAGTCCATCCTCCAAAGCATCGGACAAGCTTTTATTATGTAGCGTTTTTGTGTTTTCGAATAAATCCTTTAGTTGGGGATTTATTCTAAGAGACGTTACTGCAGATTTGTTATACATCTTACCCTCGTTTCGTTTGGAGATTTACGGGAATTTAACATGGAATTTCTCGGCGGGGGTGTAGTACTACGTAGTACTACATTGCTTGATAGCAATATAGTATCCACTCCGTACTACACCCCTACAATGTCAACCGATGTAGTTTTTCTTTGCCGACTTTCTAAACTGTGTAATACTACACATGTAGTACTACATTTCTGTACTGAACACGTCCATAGAGGAGTTTTCAGATTTTGAGTCGAAGTAAGGGACATATTGCCTGAGCTTGTCTTCAAACTCGGACCTTATGCTCCTAAACTTCACCCAGAGTATACTGAAGAGCTCTCTTGCGAACTCCTCGATCATTGTGATACGCTTCCTGTCCTCAGCTATTTCTGATAAGAATGAAAGCTTGAATGATTCAAATTCGTCTCTTGTGATGTATTCGGAAGTGATTGTTTCGCCATTTGTATACACCACTTCTTTAGGGAGAGGACAGTTAGGTGCAATTCGATTGCCATAATAGATGTTGTCTGGAATGATTCTATCTTCATTAGACGCCATCCTGCCACAGTAATGATACTGTATAGTTCCATCACTGGCTGTTTGTGGCCACATACATGCTAGACACGAATTGACCTGGATGAATCCGATATCTTTAGGAATTGAATCGGTCATTGTGTCACCTGTGCAACTACAAGCCTGTCGGACAACGCACTCTGGATAAGCCACAGCTTCGCTCCACATTGGGAGTAAGTATAGGTCTTAAGGGCATTAACTTTTACGGTGTCTGACTCGACACCAGCACCACATTCAGGACATGGCCGGATCATATCCTGATCCCCCGTCTCTTGCAGATCTGCCGTACTGTGTTCTGTCCACATTTCATTTCTCTCACCGTTTCCATTACGCATCTGGTTCGAAGTATGCTTTCCACGATGGCATTTTCCCTCTCCGGTGAGCACTTTGGCCCAGCATTTCTGGTATACTTCAGAGCAGCCAGGCAAGCTGCTTCTGTGGGAGTACATTGTAGCGGCACGGTCATACCTACTCTTCCTCCTTCGGACACCTGTACATGTTCCCAGGAACCTTGTCTTTGATACCACAGTAGTAGCAGGTCTTCCAGTTCATTGAACCTGTCTGGATCTTCTTAGCTACCAGGTCCTTGCAGCCAGCCTTCCTGCAAAGCGCAGAAGATGGCTTAGCTCCGTTCAGTGGCCCGGTCATTGTACCGCCTCGTCCTGCTGTCTGCCGGCATTGACATACCATTTGTGAATCATGCTTTCCATCGATTCAATGCTCATGTCCTCGCCTCCTCGTTCACAATCGGTCCTGCTCTTGGTGCGTATTCCATCCAGTAGATATAGGCACCGTCTTCTCGTTGAGCGATGTTGATCTCACCTATTCGGCTATCAGGGATGTTGACACCATCGCCATTAGTGACCTTGACTTCACGATAGACTATGTTCATCAGACCACCTCCACGCCGATCTCTTCCTGAGTGACCAGGCCAGATATGCCGAACTGTCTCTTGAGGGCAAACACTTCAGCTACCTTGCAGCACATTGCGGATTTGTAGGTTGCCCAGATATCATTATTTTTTTTGTACTCATCATACGATGCATAGGATATCACTGGCCTGCGTCCTGTGTGCCTGCATATAGCCCATGCTCCGATTACTTTCCCTCTGCTACCTTTCCCGAATGAATGCATCACTGTGCCTTTCTCAGCATCAATAGAGAACTCGTCGTTTTCACATACGGCCATTGATTGAATGCCGTCAAAGGATGGATCTCTCTGAGCAGCTTTGAGATAGCCATCACGAGAGGTGATTATGGTGTGCATCTTGTCACTGTAGAATATCTCCTTTAGGAACGGATCCAAGCCATACTTGTTGGCTACATAGAGAAACATCTGAAGCTCACTATCCGTAGACCCTTTTGCTACGGTGTTTTTGATTGTCTCAATTTGCTCAGGTGTATACCCGTGCACAACTACAGTTGAGTTAGCAGTTTGTCTTCTTGCAGGGGGAGTAGATCTTTGTACAGGCTTAGGTGTTTCGACAGGCTTATCTTGCTTCGGTTCAGATGGTACATTGGCGGGGGTCTCTTGATTCTCTTGGTTGGTAGCCTTGTTTTCAGTTGGTTCCTGCCTCTCTGCTGATTCTACTGAAGCATATTCAATTGCTTCTTTCAATGCCTTGAATGGATCGTCCTGGAACTCTGTGTATCGTTCCGATCCAATGAATACAAAGGGTTCTTCTTTTTTGAAGTCCACTCCGTATACCTTCCCATTAATTGTTTGCTTCCAAATGTGCTCATTCCTGGGATCCTGCTCATATCCCATCATGCCTACCATAGTTTGAATATGCTGTCTATTCCATGCCATCTTTACGCCTCCATCAAAACATCAATTGCACTGAACATCTTCAGGTCTCGCTCATAATCATCTAATGATATCCCGCCCGTGCTGACAAGTTGTGCCACATGCGCTTTCAATTCCCCAAAATCCTCAGCATCAATGCAGGATTTCAACAGGTCCACGCCTCGGCGCACATTCCCGGCAATGACTACTGCCCTATCCAGATCCATTACTGAACCCCTACCTGTGCATCTGGTCTCATCCATGAGCAGACATTGAATTCACTGGAGACGTCCATGTCTCCGGTCCCTGCCAGGCAATATACAAACCACCTCTTGAACTTCCTCTGCTCAAACTGTTCGTCTATCTGAAGCAGGGCAATTGTGTCACGCTTTGCATTCAGATCCCTTAGCAGCCTGCAATATGTCTCATCGGTATCGAGTCTGGCATCCAGGGCGATCTTGCGCTTAGTCTCATTTGTCAGACCGAGCTCCTTAGCGTTTGCATCAATGTCAATTATGTGATTCACTTTGAGATCCTTCAGGACTTCTTCCAGCTCTTCCGCTTCTACTCGGTGGTAGTGGATCCTCAGTTGCAGATCTCTGATAACGGCAGTATCGCTCATACCATCATCTCCGGGCATTTCTGGCTGTAGTCAAAGATCGTATACCTGGGCTTGTTGTATGGTCCATACTCGAACGC